ACGCCCCTGGGTCCATCGTCTGCCGGGTCCGGCTCTCCGGGAAGATCATGGAGGGCAAGGACAAGGCATGCGCGACCGAGCGGACGGTCCTAGCGATGGCCGACGTGGAGCGAGACCTACGCATCTACGCCCTAGGGTTGGCCTTGGCTGCGCTCCGCGCCAAGCGGGCCGCGGGACGTGAGCCAGATCCCCGATCCTGGGCGGTCACCGATGCCACGATCGAGTGGATGGAGGGGAGGATGAGCGACGCCACGTGGGCCGCTGCGAGGGACGCCGCGTGGGCCGCCGCGAGTGACGCCGCGGAGAATGTTGCGAGTGCCGCTGCGAGTGCCGCCGCGAGTGCCGCCGCGAGTGCCGCCGCGAGGGACGCCGCGAGTGACGCCGCGTGGGACGCCGCGAGGGCCACCGCGAGGGCCGCCGCGAGTGACGCCGCGTGGGCCGCCGCGAGTGCCGCCGCGTGGGCCGCCGCGAGTGACGCCGCGTGGGACGCCGCGTGGGCCGCCGCGAGGGACGCCGCGAGTGACGCCGCGTGGGACGCCGCGTGGGCCGCCGCGAACCGCATTCTTGAGGACCTGCTTTGTGCCGCCCTGCGCGGGGAGGGGGAACGATGAGCGACTATGACGACCGGGTGGAGTGGTGCGAGAGCCTCGGCCTCGGAGAGTGGGCGGCTATCCTCACCAACGAGGAGATGGGCGCTCTGGAGGAATGGGCGGAGCTCAGGGATGCTGAAGTCAAGCGTGCGAAGCTCGCCCGGAACAAAGCGGAGCGCGAGCGGGACGAGGCGAGGGAGCTACACGTGCAGGCCGAAGCCCAGCGCGAGGCCGCCGACGCCGAGCGTGACGCCCTCCGCGCGGAGGTGGAGAGGCTGCGGGCCCGGCTGGATTCGGTGCTCGATTCCGGGATCGTGCTGGCAGTCGCCGGCGGGCATCGTGCGTCGGAGCTTGCCTTTCGAGAGAAGCTAGCCACCCTGCGCAGGGAGGGGGAGCGATGACGCGACAAGAACGGGATGGGATACGAGATCGATTCATGCGTGGCCTGGTGACCTGCCTGTTCGAGACCGAAGCCTATGCCGCCCTCGACGCCCTCGACGCCGCGGAGCGCGAACGGGACGAGGCGAAGAATGAAGCGAAACTCAAGGCGCGATGGGCCCGCGAGGCATACGCCGACCGGGACGCGCTCCTCGCAGAGGCAGAGAAGATGCGGGAGCTTGCTGCTCTCGACGCCATGGAGCGGGCGCGATGGGCCCGTGAAAGGCAAGCCGACCTGGCGCGCGAGCGGGAGCGGGCGGAGAAGGCGGAGGCGGAGAACGCGGCCCTCCGCGCGGAGGTGGAGAGGCTGCGGGATGCGCTGCGCACGGCCCGCGCCACCCTGCACTGGGAGGAGGAGCCCCCATGATGCCGCGTTGCATCATCGTCTGGCGCTGCTACGGGTGTTCTCGTACTTGGGGCACCTACGGGGAGCCCCCGAGGAGATGGCGTCTCCTGGGGAAGCGATGGCTGTGTCCGACGTGCTGGAGGCTGCGTGGTGCGTCGCGTTGAGTGCCCGGGCTACGGGAGGCCGTGTCCAGCTCATGCCTGGTGGTACTACGAGGGCAAGGGTCGGCCGAGGAAGCGGTGCCCCGTCTGCGCTCACCGCTGGTACAGGTGGGTCGACCTCGAGCACGCGGTTGCCTGCGCCGTGTGCGGGAAGCGTCTCCGACATCCTCGCACGGGCAGGCCCCGGGTCGTTTGTGGCAAGACGTGCGCGACGGCGCGACGGGTGGACTCTAGGCGCGGAGTCGGGGTAGCATGCCCGAATGATCGTGTCGCAGCGATCCGCCGAATCAAGATCGTCCCAAGGCAACGGGACCGGTGAGCGCCCGGGGTGTGGAGACTGCGACCTCCCGCCCCGGGCGCTCCCGTTTTAGGACCATCATGCTTCCATGGTTCAAGATTTATGCGGCCGAGCTCCTGTCGGATGAACGCTTCCAGGGCTGGAGTGTAGAAGAGCGTGGCGCCTGGTTCACCCTCGTCTGCGTGGCGTGGCGCGAGGGATCGATACCACAAGATATGGTGTCCCTGGCAAGGCTATTACATACGGATGCGAATGCCATGCGGTCGCTATGGTCTGCCATAGGCGACCGCTTCGTGGAGCATCCGGACCACCCCGGGCGGCTCACGTCCCCGAGGCTCGAAATGGAGCGCGAAGCATCGGAAAGAATGGTAGAGCAAAAGAGTGCAGCCGGGAAGGCTGGCGCAACATCCCGTTGGCACAAGACAAAACGCGGCCATGGCACTCGCATGCGAATGCCATCCGATAGTAATGCGACCGCATGCGACCGTGATGCGACCGCAATGGCAAACGATAGCGATCAGAACAGATCAGAACAGACCAGAACAGCACAGCGCAGAAGCGAAGCGCTCGAGCCGCAAAAGCTGACCCCGCGGGAGCAGGGGGCACTAGACCGAAACGTGCCCTTGCCCCAGGAGCATCCCTCGCTGGCTCTGCTGCTTGGGGCGCTTCGGACTGGAGGGCTTCCCCTCTCGATGCCGAATTCTCTCACCACCAGGGACCAGCTTGAGATGGCGGTGGCCGGGCTTGGGACGGATAGGGCGGCGGAAGTCGTCCGGGAGGCGCACGCCGCGGACCCGAACCCCTCCCTAGGCTGGTACACCAAAGAGCTCTACCGAGCCTACAAGGCGCCCAAGCGTGTGAATGGCGCAGCCGATCCTGGACGCTGGTGGGAGCGCGCCCCCGCAGATGTCCGGGAGAGGTTCCTGGCGGAGAGGGTAGCCATCGATCCGGAGCTGACGGGTGATGCCCCGTTCCAGTCAACCGGGGTCGATCACATCCCCGAGGTCCGGGCCCTGATCTCGCGCTACGCTGGGGAGTGAGCATGTGGAACGAGGGCAGCCGAGGGGCCATGTGGTCGCGGATCCATGAGCACCTCGCCGATGAGGACAAGCAGCGGTCCGAGTGGCTCGAGCGGTTCGTGGAGCACGAGCGTCGTCGGAACCGGGAAGCGAAGCGGCGGATAGCCGAGCGGGCCGCCAGGCGGAAGGCCAAGGAATCCTCGCCGCCTTGACCCTCCACGTAGGGTAGGGTAGCGTCACGTTCTAGCGGGCCTACCCGGCTCGCGGCGTGCCGCAAGGGGATGCCCTGGCTTCCTCGGGGTTTCCAGGGCTCCCCAATTACCCGGGGGCGAGTGTCTTTCTGGTCCCAGCTCCAACCACTACCGCTCCGGCCCGACCCGCCTTGAGCGGATCTGTACCTTAAGGGTCGGGAGGAAGTACCTATGGGCGGCAAGGCGTACACGCTCTCGAACAGTCTCCTCAACCACATCTTCCGCACCACGGCCTACACCCAGCCCGGAACGCTCTATGTCGGCCTGTTCTCGACGGTGCCCACAACGGGCAACCTCGGCACAGAGCTGACCATCGGCCAGTACGGCTACGCCCGCGTCGGGGTCGGCACGGCGGACGCCGACTGGAACTACACGGCGGCGACGTTCATCGCAGCCAGCACCGTCAAGAATGCAGCCGCGATCACATTCGCGGCGGTGACCTCGGTGGCCTGGACGGTGAACGGCTTCGGCATCTGGGATGCCAGCACCGCCGGGAACCTGCTCTACTGGGGATCCGTGACCGGTGCTCCGGTGACGGTCTCGGTGGGCGCTACTGCGTCGTTCGCGATCGACCAGCTCACCATCACCGAGAACTGACCATGCCCGAGGTCGTCGTCCAGTTGTCGGGGACCGCTCGGGCGGTGGGCAAGGCTGGCGCGGAGGTCCCCTCCCAGCTGACGGCTACTCCGCCCGTGGTCCTCCTTCGCGGCGTGGCATTCGGAGTAGCCACCGTCAAGTAAGGGGGTCGCATGCCGGTGATCGTCACTCGGATCCTGGCAGAAGGGATCGCGAGCCCGAACCAGGCGGTCGAGTATCGGGATCTTGCCTCCGGGCTTCTGCTTGGCTCGGGTACGGCAGATGCCTTGGGGCAGTGGTCGCTTCCGATTGCCTACGGGATCATCCTGGGAGGAATCGGACCCGGAGCCGGACAGGGTGTCGGTGTACTGGTGCCCGGTGCACAGAGTGGCATAGCGGCAGGCACGGGTAATGCGGCTGCACTCTTGGCCCAGAATCAACCGATGGTCGGAACAGCGGCTGGCCTGGCGACCGCGTTGGGCAACGGGCTCGTACCTGCGGTGTTCATCGGTACGGCGGCCGGCGTGGCGACCGTCACCGGGGCTGGAGATGGCTTCCGGACGAAGATCATCGGCACGGCGGCCGGCGCCGCAGCCGGGACGAGTGTCCTTGGTTCGAGCTCTGCCTTCTCTGCCGAAGACACCTTCAATCGAGCGGACGGCTCCCTGGGATCGGATTGGGACATCGACCGCACGACGTTCCTGCCGACCATCAGCGGAAACAAGGTGGTCGCGGTCAGTGGTTATCCAGCCTTCGTGCGGTACATCACCGGATCGCCTGCCTCGAATCAGTACGCGGATACCTACGGACCGACGGATCCGGGGGAGCGTGCTGTCGCATGTCGCATCCAGACGGACGAGAAGCAATGCTATCGGGCGCGAATCTATTACGATGACGTTGAGTACTTTACTTACTTCCTGATTCTGGAGCGGACGAACTCATCCGGCGTCCCGACTCAAATCGGTTCCAGCTATGATTGCGGTGCCACCGTGCCGGCATGGCTACGTGTAGAGGCGGACGGTACGACGATCCGGGCACGGACTAGCACGGACGGCTCGGCCTGGACCACGCGCGTCTCGACCACCGATTCGAACATCTCGGGCGGTAAGCCAGGATTCTGGATGGCTGGAAACGCGAGCGACTACGTCGATACTTGGCGAGGCGGAGACCTTTAGGTGGCCGGTGAGCTGAAAACCGCCCTTGCCTCTCACGGGATCGTCTTCGGATCGTACATCGGTCTGCCGATGTCGATCGGGACCAATAACTGGTGGTGGTCCCGAACGACGGCCCAGGAACGTAGCGCGATCGAAGCAGCCCAGCTGGCGGAGGGGAGCATCGCGCCGTCGTTGCCAGCCTGGCCGATCTTCCTGACACCAGCCCCTGGGACTACCGGCTGGGATCTGCTCAACATCACGAGGGTAGCGCCTGCGAACCAGTGGCCCAATCCTACCTACGTGTGGGATCCGCTCGACGATGTCGTTGCGTTCCATACGGGTAGAGGCATGCAAGTGGGCTTCGCCTCGCCGATCTACAACAACATCAACGTCACACCGAACTGGGTGAAAGTCCTGCCGAGGGCCGATCGGCTCGCATTCGGCGAGGCGTTGCTACGGGCGACGATCCTTCGGTATGCCTCGAACCCACTGTTCAAGATGATCGAGGTTACGAACGAGTTGCTTGACACCCTCGGTAATCCGAATGCGGTGTTTCATTCCCTCTATGAGGAAGTGGACTACGCCTTCCAGGTGGCCCACCAGGCTAGGATCGATGCTGGCCGTCCCGACATCAAGCTCTTGATGGCCGAATACTCAGCGGAGGCAGTCAACACGCGATCGAACGTTTTGTACCTGACGGTCGATGGCATGATCGACCGCGGCATACCAATCGACGGGGTCGCGTTCCAGGGCCATATGTGGGCCAGCGCCGTCGATGCTGCATCGATCAAGACGAACCTCGATCGATTCGCAGCGCTGGGTCTAGAGATCCATGTGTCCGAATTGGACGATCAGACGCTGGCCATGTACACGGATGGAGACGGTTACAACTGGAACACGCCATCACCGCCGATACCACAAGCCAACCTCGACGCCCAGGGCGAACGATTCTACCAGTTCACGATGGCGGTGATGCGTGTCGGATCCGAAGTCAAGAGGATCTCGCCATGGATACTATCCGACATAGAGGATGGCAGGGATGATCCAGTGTGGATGCCCAACGGGCACCTACTCGACTACGAGCTGGATCGGAAGCCCGCCTATGACCGGATGCTAGAGGCTAGCACGGTGCTGTCCTCCGGAGCGACTCCAGTCATAGGAGGAGCCACTACGCTAAGCGGCCACATGGAGCTCGGAACCACTGTCTCCGTTTCCGTTCTCGGTTCATGACCATGGTGCATTAGATGGCACTCCCGACGATCCGCGCCGTCGGTAGCGTGGTGCAGGCCAACACCAACCTGACCTGCATACTCCCCACGCATGCAACGGGGGATCTGCTCATCGTGTTCTGCGGCGCAGGGCGCAACACGAGCCCCGCCGGTACGCAGACCATCAGCGGTTGGACGGAGGTGGGCACGGTCGTCAATGACTCCGGCACCACCCGGAGCCGCTCCACCGTCTATGCCTTGAGAGCCACCAGCGCAGCGGTGACGGATCCGCTGGTGAGCGCTAATGCATCGGGCACCTCATGCCACTACGCGGCTCGAGCCATCTCCATCACGGCCGGCACCTGGAAGGACACGGGCACACTCACCGATGCGTGGGAGGCCGTGACTACCGTTTCGGCCCCCAACTCCTCAACCGTCAACCTGACGGCGTTTGCCACTCTCGGTGCGGACCGCCTGTGCTTGGCGACCATCGTCCAGTCAGATGACAACGCAACGGGACTGACCAATGATGGCAGTTACAGTGCCATCGGGACAGATCTCGACAGCTCCACCTATTCGGATCTGTACTTCGGTCAGCGTCAAAAGGGGCAGGCTACTGCGGGCTCGGCCGGAGCGACATTCACGCTGACGGCTGGGGGCACGGCCGACAGCTCGACGGGCATCGTCTTTGCCGTCCTGCCGGCCGCCCCCATTGTTCCCGTCGATCTCGTGGGCTCGGCGGGCGGATTCGCCACGGTCATCGCAGCCGGACTTCTAGCGGGCTCTTTGCTCTCCGGCATCGCGGCCGGCCTGGGACAGGGCACGGCCGGACGGATCTCGGATGTCACGCTCTCGGGGATCACATCCGGCATCGCTGCTGGACAAGCCGGCATAGGCGGCATGGCAGCCAGGGCCGACGGGCTAGGTTCTGCCTCCGGCGCATTGAGCCAAGTCAGGCCGCTCGTAGGCATCGCCGCGGGACAAGCAGGGGCCCTCGCCATCGGGGGAGGAGAAGTCGGGATCGGGACGGTGACTTACCCGACTTCTACCACATGGAGCGTAGACGTCACCGGCATCACGGGACCTACCTCGTTCGTCATTTCGTCGAGCGATGGCCAAGTCATCTACCTTGATGTCATTCCCCCGGTAGCCCTAAGCGGCATCGCCGCTGGTTCCGCCGGCGGAGCGGCTACGAGCCCAGGTGACACCCGACTCGTTGCATCAGCAGCGGGGACGGGCAACGGGCTGTCGAGCCAGCTTACGATACAGCCCCCGCTCGAGGCCCTGGCAGCCGGTCAGGGCCAAGCTTCTGGCTACCTTCAGCAGAGCGAACGAGGCAGCTACACACTTTTCACTATCACGAGTGCCGGGGAGACGCTGACCGCCGGCATCGGTGCCTTCTTCGTGCGGGCCGCCGATGGTAGCTCCATGGCGGTAGGGATCGCCGCGACCGACTATTGGGGTCCCGAGGCTCCACTCATCGGGCTCGCATCTGGCTACGCAGGAGCCACCGCCACGGGGACCTATGGCGCCGCCCTGGTAGGTGACGCCGACGGAGAGGGCTACGCCGATGCCAGCCTTGACGTGGCCGGCCTCGGGGCACTTGCCGATGGTCGAGGAAACGCGCTCGCCCTCCTGCATATCTCTCAACCGCTGGCAGGTGTCGCAGCCGGTATAGGCGGGGCGACCGCAATCGGTCCGCAGCTCCCAACGGAGCTCATAGGCACGGCGGCTGGACAGGGCGATGCCACAGCCATCCTCAACCGATACGTCCTCAGTGGCACCGCGACTGGTATCGGCCAGACCGTCGCTTTCCTGGCGCAGAATCAAGCCCTAATCGGATCCGCCGATGGACGGGCCGAGGCCACTCTCGGGATTCAATACACCGCGTCCATGCGGATGCGGCTCTCCCGGTCTGGCTACAAGATGGTCCTTAGCGAGCGGATCGATACCCAACTTCAGCGGTCCGGATACCAGGTCCGCCTAACGCGGAGAACGTGATGCTGACCTTGACCGTCGAGAAGGGCGAATGGGTGGAACTGCTGGCGACCGTGACGGACCGCATCACGGGCGTGGCCGTAGACCTGAGCGGCGCAACCGTTGCGGCTATCGTTCGCACAGGGCCCCTCTCCACGGATACCGTCGTCACGACCGCCACCGGGAGCGTGCTCCTGCCCAGCTCCGCGGGTAAGGCTTCGGTGGGCTTCCGCCTCTCCTCCGCCGGCCGGGTCTATGCCGCCGTCACGGTGGACAAGGCAGGTACGGATGGCTGGCCCCAGATCGAGCGGGCCACCATCCAGGTGCAGGACCACCCGTAAACAAAGGAGAACACATGGCGAAGAAAGAGAAAGTGGCGCGGCTCGAGATCCGACTCCCGGACGGGACGCACGTGATAGCTACCGGCCCCATGGCCCAGGAGATGGCCAGGCGCGCCCTGACCCCTGAGAAGGTCGAGGTGGTGAGATACCCGTGGTACACGTGGTGGGGCACACGGTACGCAACGACGAAACCCTACATCACGACGACCACCGGCTCGTTCACGACTACGGACGTAGCGGGCAACATCTCCTCGGGCCTTGACGCCTACGTGGCCGCTCGGTCCGCCCTCAACTAGTGACCCTCCTCGTGCAGGACCATCCATGACTACCGGGGAAGCCTACTGTGCAGAGCATGGGTGTGAGATCGGGCACGTTGCCGAACGACTCAATGCCTTGGGAGAAAAGGTCCTGGTCCTCAAGTGCAGGTCTTGCGGAATCGAGTACGTTTCGAGGATCCAGGCGGTTGAATGGACCGTCGAGGGTCTCGCGCGGGCGATTCGAGAGGAATTAAAAGAGTGACCCTCCTCGTCCTCGAGCTCCTCAAGCGATACGGGGCCCTGGGACTCCTCTGCGCGGGCCTCGCCTACCTCGCCTACATGATGCACCAGGACGCACAGGACGCTCAGAATCGCTGGGTGACCACCATGGAGTACGTCATGGACCTGAGCCAGGAGTGCCGACGTGCCCCTTAGGCCCTGCGCACAGCCAGGGTGCGCCCAACTGGTCAAGGCGGGGCGCTGCGCTGCCCACAAGGCCAAGGCGCAGGCCTCACTGACACAGGCCAGGGTAAGGGCAGACGAGGCGCGTCCTCCCTCCAACCAGCGAGGTTATGACTCGGCTTGGGCCGCCGTTCGCAGGCAGTACCTAGGGGGTCACCCAACTTGCGTGGTCTGCGGCGCTCGAGCCACCGAGGTAGACCACATCACCTCCATCCGGGAGGCTCCACACCTGCGGCTCCACTGGTCCAACCTGCGCGCCCTATGCAAGCCGTGCCATTCGAGGCGAACAGGCAGGGACCAGGGATTCGGAAGGGCCAGGACCATAGCAAGCCCCGTGCCCCATCATATACCGTGCCAGCCAGCAACCGTGCGGGGTAGCCTTTACGGACCGAACGATGAAGGTGAGGCTGTAAAAATTACAGCCTCTGACCCGAAGGGGGAGTTAACATGAGCCGGCCGCCTGCAAATGCTCCGCGTCCTCCGCCGTCCATCGCCATCAGCACGCTACCGGAGGCCCCGAGAACGATGCGAGCCGACCAGGTGGCGGTGTACGAGCGCTACGGGCGGCTCCTGCTCGAGGCCAAGATGCTGGCCGCTACAGACCTCCCGATGCTGGAGGCTGCGGCCCGGGTGCGGGCCACGCTCGAGGAGGTCTACTCCGACTCGCGGGCGTCTCCGGCGACGGTGGCGGCGCTCGAGCGGCTGCACAAGGAACAGCTCATCCAGCTCGGGCTGACGCCGGCCGCCCGGCGGACAGTTCCGAAGCTTGGTGCGAACGCAGATGGCAAGGGCCGCCTGAGGTCGCTGGTCGAGTGAATCCGGACATTTCAGGGGCGCCCAAGCGCCGACGGACGAGGCCCCCGCGGGAGCCGGTGGACGGGGTGCGCGAGTATCGCGCCATCGCGGACCGATGGGCTCGAGACGTGCTCGCCCGGCGGATACTCGTGGGCGAGTTCGTGATCCTCGCGGTCGAGCGGCAAGCGAGAGAGGTCAAGACGCCTCCCGCCGGGTACGCCTGGAGCGAGGTCGAGGCATCGAAGGCGTGCGAGTTGGCGGAGGCGTTCTCCTGGCCGAAGGGTCCGAAGCGGGGACAGGCGATCGTCCTCGAGCCCTGGCAGGTCTGGTTAATACGGGCGATCTTCGGCTGGGTGGATGCGGCTACGGGACTTCCCCGATTTCATCGGGTGTCGATCTGGCTTCCGAAGGGGAACGGCAAGAGTCCCCTGGCTGCGCTCATCGGCCTCATCGTGCTGGCGCGGGGCCGGTCCATCGGGGCGAAGGTGTACAGCGCGGCGGTGGCCGAGAAGCAGGCGCGCAACGTGTTTGAGCCAGCCCAGGAGATGGTGCGGTTGTCGCCGGATATCCGGGACGCGGCGGGCCTGGTAGTGGGCGAGCATTCGATCAAGGGCATCGGGGATAACCGGGTTTTCGAATGCGTGAGCTCCGAGCGGAGGTCGGCCGACGGTACAGTAGGCGATTGCTACATCGTGGACGAGGTCCACCAGCATCCGAATCGGCACCTTTACGACGTGCTGGCGAACAACGCATCGAAGGTGGATGGCTCGAGGCTAGTGGTGATCTCGACGGCCGGGACGGACCAGTCGCCCCAGGCGGTGGGCTGGCTTCTCTACTGCGAGGCGCGGTCCGTGCTCCTGGGCGAGTCTGACTCCGCGGCCCATTTTGCCTTCATCTCGGAGGCGGACCGGGATCGGGACCCGTGGTCGGAGGAGACCTGGCGGCAGGCCAACCCAAATTTCGGTGTGAGCATCAGCGGCCCCAACTTCAAGACCATGGCGGAGTCGGCCAAGCTCGACCCAACGGCGCAGCCGCACTTCTTCGCCACCCGGCTGGGCTGGTGGTGGCGCAGCGCGAACTCCTGGATGGACCTGGGCCTGTGGGATAGCCGGGCGGGAAAGGTCACGGATGCCGACTTCCAGGCACGGCCGGTGCTGATTGGAGTGGATTACGCGCCGAAGCTGGATCTCACGGGCATCGTGACGGTGGGCGTCTCGCTGAGCGAGGACGGGAAGCGGCAGTACGCGGTCCGGTCGCACGCCTATCTGCCCGAGGGCTCGCCCACCCTGAATGACATTCCGGAGCTGCGCAAGTGGGCGGAAATGGGCTGGTTGACGTTGACCCCGGGCGACGCGCTCGACGCCGCCTACCTGCGGCCGAGTCTGGTGGAGATGGCAAAAGGGCGCCCGGGGACGGAGATTTGCCTCGATCCGTTCGGCATGGTGGAGCTCATGGCCTCGCTTCCCTCCGAGGGGATCGAGCCGGTAGAGATCCGCCAGGGATGGCGATTCCATAGCCCGGCCATGTCGGAAGTGCAGGTGGCGCTATCCCAGGGTCGGCTCACCCACGACGGGAACCCGGTCATGCGCCTGTGCATGGCCAACGTGATTGCGAAGATCGACCGGAACGGGAACGCCGTGCCGGACCGGGACCATGACGGAAAAAAAATAGACCTGGCGGTCGCTTTGCTGAATGCCATGTATAGGGCAATGCTTGTACCCGTGGTAGATTACGGGGGACCTGGGCTCACGGTGGTTTCGCTCGAGGACGACCAGCCCAAGGCACCGGAGGACCGCCCCTGGCTTGGCACATGGCCGACCGGAGAGGATGACGACGAATGAGCGTCTTTGCTAGGGTCTGGGCGGCACTCAGGGGGACCCCGGCGCCGGATTCGCCGCGCTATGACGCTCCATCGTGGTGGGGCGAGTTCGGGAGCATCCCGACCCAGCTCTACCTGTCACCGGATGAGCAGTTGTCGGTATCCGTGGCCTGGGCCTGCATCCGCGCCATTGTGGATCCGATCGCCGCGAGCGAGATCAAGATTTACAAGGACGACGAAGGGACGCGCACCGAGGAGGAGGTGACGAGCCAGCTCTACTGGCTGCTCAACGTCCAGCCTCATCCGCAGTACACGTCCCAGGGGTGGACGGAGACGATCCTCACGCACACCCTCTCGACCGGCAACGGGTACGCCTACATCCAGCGGAACGGGCTGCGCCAGGCGGTGGCCATGCAGCCGCTCGACCCGTATCGAATGCTGGCGGATGACGAGGAGGGACGGCTCGTCTACCGCTATAACGACCCGGTGAACGGGGAAGTACGCCTCCCCGACTCGGACATCATCCACGTCCGAGGCCCGCGGGGAAATGGCTTCTATGGCTTCTCCCCGCTCATCGTGGCGGCCTCGGCGCTGGCCCTGGCTCGAGCCCAGGAGCGCTACGCGACTGGCTACTACTCGAACAACGCTCTCCCGGGGGTGCTGCTCAAGCCTCCGGTGAGCGCCGGGCCGATGACGGACGAGCAGCGCAAGGTGATCCGCGAGGCGTTCAAGGTGCTGCACGGCGGGACGAAGAAGGCCCGCGGCGTGGCGGTCATGAACCCGGGCTGGGATCTCGAGGTCATCGAGACGGATGCCGACAAGTCGCAGATGGTGCAGTCCCGGACCTGGCAGGTGAGCGAGATCGCCCGCTACTTCGGGGTGCCGGGTCATCTGGTGGGCGTCCCGGAGTCGTCCCAGGGCTACGGCAAGAATCTGGCGGAGATGGGTCTCGGCTTCGTCCGGCAGACGCTCCAGCCCTGGGCGCGCCGCATCGAGGAGGAACTGCGGAAGAAGCTGATGCCCGAGCGCCGCGGCCGGCGCTGGTTCATGGAGTACGACCTCTCCCGGCTCACCAAGGGAGATGCCGAATCGGTGGCCCGCGCCGAGGAGATCGCCATCCGAAATGGCGTCCTGACCATCAACGAGGCGCGCAAGGAGCGGGGCTTGCCCTCCACCGTCGGCGGGGACGTGACGCTGGTGAACGGGAAGCCGCTCGAGGAGGTGCTCAATCCTCCCGCGCCCCCGGCCCCGGCCCCCATCGAGGAGCCGGAGGAACCGGAGGAGGAGGAGGACGTGCCCGGCGAGGTGGCCGCCGCGCTCGAGCGGCACGCGGCCCGGGTCAAGGCCAGGACGGCGGATCTCCGCGCCAATGGCAAGGACCAGGACGCTCCCAAACACATGGCCTCTTTGCGCTCCAAGGCCCGGTCTGATATCCGAAGCAAGGTGGACGGCCGGAAGATTGCCGGACTCGACGCGGCGATCCTGTCCGTCGAGGCGGGCATCCCGCCCATGAAGGCAGCCCACCATCTCCTGGGGTCCCAATGAAGGCTGGCACAATCAGGATCTACGGCATGATCGGCGCCATGCCCGGCTCGGGCGAAGGCGTCACGGCCGATTCGGTGGCGAGGGATCTCGAGGCGAACAAAGCCGCCAAGGCCCTGACCATCTACCTCTCCTCGGACGGTGGCAGCGTTACGGAAGGGCTCGCCATCCACTCCCAGATCCAGCGCTACTCGGCGGAGCGAGATGTCACGATGTACGTGGATGGTCGCGCCATCTCCATCGGCTCGATCATCGCGCTGGCCGGGACGCGGCTCGTCATGCCCAAGTCGGCCATGTTGATGATCCACTCGCCCTGGGCCGTGTTCGTCGGCAATGCCAGGGAAGCCCGGAAGAAGGCGGACGACCTGGACAAGATGGCCGCCACCATGCGGGACATCTACGCCTCCGCCTCGGGACAGGATGGCGAGACAATCTCCAAGATGATGGAGGAGGAGACATGGCTCTCGGCGGTGGACGCCAAGGCCCTCGGCTTCGCGGATCAAGTGCTCGATGAGGAGCCCAAGGACCCGAGGGCAGCGCTCCACTCGTCCCTTCTCGACGCTTACAAGAATACGCCGGCCGGTCTCCGCAGCCTCAAGGCGGAAGCCGCGCTCCGGAGGATGGAGGGATCCTTGATGCGCCAGCGTATCGAGGAGCAGGCCCGCGGCGCCAGCGCCGCGGCAAGACCGGGCCAGCCTGGTCAGAAGCAACCCAAGCAGTCGAAGGAGTAGCGAATGGATCCCGTGAAGCAGCTTCAGGACCGGCTCGCGGAGCTCGTGGCGAAGCAGACCACGATCACGCAGGCGGCCCTTGCGGCCAGCCGGCCGCTGACCGATGACGAGATGAAGGAGCTGAAGGAGAACGAGGCGGCGCAGGAGCGGCTCGGCGAGGAGATCGAGCGGTTCGAGAAGGCGGCCAAGGCGCAGGCGAAGATCCTCGCCCCCGTGCCGAGCCCCATCTCGAGCGAGGTGGCCGCGGCCAAGGCGGGGAGCAGCAGCACTCCCCCGCCCACCCCGGGTAGCGGTCCGTCCGTGACCTGGCAGGCGGAGATGTCCACGAAGTCACCGAAGGGCGGGTTCGAGAACGCCCAGGCGTGGTTCAACGCCATCAAGGCTTCGGCCGTCCGGCCGGACCTGGTGGATCACCGGCTCCGCGCCTACGCCGCGGCTACAACGTACGCGAACGAGGGGACCGGCCCCGAAGGCGGGTGGGCCCAGCCTCCGGAGTTCTCGAAGGAGATTATCGAAGCCGTGATGGGGCAGGCGTCCCTGCTCGGGCGGATGCGCCCGATGCAGTCGAGCTCGAACATCTACCAGGCTCCGGTGGACGAGAGCACGCAGTGGGGCACGACCGGCATCCAGGCGGCGAAGAACGCAGAGGGCGCGGCGGCCACCGTGTCGAACATCGCCCTCGGCCAGCGCGTGGTCACGCTCTACAAGGCCACCGCGCTCGTCAACATGACGGAGGAGCTCGTCTCCGACAACCCGGCGACCATCCAGCACGTCACGCGCATCATGGCGCGACAGCTTCAGGGCATCGTGGAGCGCTGGCTCCTCCGCGGGTCGGGCATGGGGGAGCCGGTGGGCATCCTGAATGCCCCGGCACTCGTCAGCGTGGCGGCGGAGGCGTCTGGCAACGGTGCCAATACCCTCATCCGGCAGAACCTGGCGAAGATGGCCGGTCGGCTCGTCCCGGGCTTCGACGCAGAAGCCTTCTTCGTCATGTCCCCCTCTGCTCGCATCGCCGCGAACGACGTGCTGCTCACGGCGGGCGGGAACACCGGGGACTATCTGGGCCGCGGTCCGGGCCCGACGATCCTCGGCTATCCGGTGGTCGTCTCCATGGAAGCCCAGGCGGTCGGCACGGCCGGTGACGCGACGGCGGTGGCTCCCTCCGGCTTCATGACGCTCGTGAAGGGCGGCGTGAACTCGCAGGCGACCATCTTCTTCTACTTCGACCAGGGGCTGACCACGCTGCGGTCGTACATCAGGCTGGGGCAGGTCCCGGTCCTCTCGAGCGCGGTCGTTCCGAAGCTGGACACCAACACCACGCTGTCCCACTGCGTTACCACCGCCACCCGGACCGGGTAGCAGAAAGGAGAATTGACCATGGCTACCTACAAGACCGATGTTGCGCTCGTCAGCGCGACGAAGTTCAACGTGTCGCCCCAGGCGATCGACGATGGGGCGGGCGTCTACGGAACGGCCGTGACGGCTGGCACCGGGGATTGGGTGCTCGGAAGCGAGATCCCGGACGGGCGGAAGATGCTGGTGGTCGTCCAGACCGCTGGCCTCACCTCGACCCCGACGGCGCTCAAGGTCGCGCTGTTCGGCTCGGCCACCGATGCCAACGGGACGAGCGGGGCGGAGATCGCCTCGACCGTCACGGAGTGGGCCACGCCGGCCGGCGACACCGTCTACCAGACGGAGATCGACATGTCGGCGGTTTCCGACCTCACCAAGTACTACTCGTTGGGGCTCACCAGCAACGGTGGAGGCTCAACGTCCATCCTGGCCGGCTGCTCCGGTCACATGCTGGACGCGGCGCAGAAGTCCTAGCAAGCACGCATAGGGGGGTGGGGTCTTGTGACGGCCCCACCCCCGAAAGAAAGGGCACATGGCAGATTTCACCATCGCCGCCAATGTCCAGCGCTACCTGTTCGGGACCGACGCACCTCCCGGCTCCGGAGAAATCCTGGAGGACCTCGTCACCTCTTCCTCGGCCTGGATCGAGAACGAGATCGGCGGCAATCTGCTTTCCGCGAGCATCACGGAGACCCGGAACGGAGATGGCGGGACGCGAATGCTTCTGTGGCACTCGCACACCTGGCGGCCCGGCGCGCCGCCTACCTCCATCACGTCCGTCCATGTGGACGGGACGGCCATTCCGGCTCGAGCGGCGGTTTCGAGCTCGAACACGAATCCCGAGGGCTACGCCTTCTCCGAGGACGGGATCGACCTGGTGGGCTACACGTTCACGAGCGGCCTGCGGAACGTGGTGATCGTCTACACGCACGGATACGCTGCTGTGCCGACCGATATTGAGCAGGCGACGATCGAGCACGTGGCGCTGCGATACATGGACCGCGCCCGGAGCGGGCTCGTCTCGGTATCCGGTGGGCTGGAAAGCGCCACCTACGGGACCGCCGGGACATTCGCCTACATCGAAAGTGTCCTCCAGAAGTACCGAGTGGTGGGGGTCGGATGATCGACGTGAAGGTCACGACCCTGGGGGACCGCGAGATGGCCGCCCGCTTCATGCGGGCCGACAGCGGTATTCGGACGGCGCTCCGCGAGGAGCTTGCGATCATCGGGGATGAGATCGTGAGCCGGGCCCAGGCGGCGGCGCCCAAGCGCACCGGCAAGATGGCCTCCAAGATCGTCTGGTACTTCGGGCGCGAGTTCATGCGCGGGCGCAAGGGCAACCGGCACGCCAAGGTGGTCGAATACGCCAAGGATCCGCGCATCTTCTTCGCGGCCCGGCCCCGGGGTCGAGTGGCGCACCTGGTGGAGCGCGGCGTCAACGCCACGTTTCAGCAGTCCCCCGGGCCCCGCGGCGGCAAGTTCCCCAAGGTCGAGCGGGCCTACACGCGCTCGCTCGCCATCCCTCCGCGCCCCTTCTTCATGCCAGCCGTCGCTAGCGTGGGCGGCGCCGGCGGGGTGGGCCTCCGGCTACAGGCAGCGCTCAACGACCTGGCGAGGACGACCTGATGGCGGCCAACGTAGAGGCCATCTGGGCAGCGCTCCACGAGCGGCTCTCGAGCCGGACGGAGGATCGCTTCGTCACGGTCTCCCGCTCGCTCGCCATCCGCGGCGCGGTGGACCAGTACCCGATCCTGGAGATCGTGGAAGGCAGCGAGGAACCGACCCAGGACGGCGACCTGTCCCCTCTGTGGACGCTGACCGGCGTGCTTGCCATCCGGTGTCGGGTCAAGGATGACAACCCGCTTTGGACGCAGCTCAACGACTTGGTCCGTAGCGTCCGGGAGGCCCTCGAGCGGCTCCCGACGGACCGCGAAACCGGGGAGTACCATGGGCAGCATCAGCACTGGACGAATTTGGACGGGCTGGTCCACTCGCTTTCCCTCGGGCGCGTGGAGAAGGCGGTAGGCGACACAGGCGAGGGGTGGGCGAGAATCGATCTCGAAATGCAGGTTTTCTGAAAGGACGAAACGATGGCGTATCACAAGGCACTCCCGGGGGTCGGCTGGGTCTCGCTCGTCCCTTCGGGAACGTATCCATCCCCGATCCTCTGCGAGACGGTCACCGGCTTCACGTACCAGATGGAGGAAACCGACGTGGATCTGGTGGGGGCGGACATCGACGTAATCGATTCCTTCCCTGGTTCTCGTATGCTCTCCGGGACCATCACGCTTTCCGACTTCTCGAATTCCATGCTCGCGGCCGCGACGAACGGGGTCACCGTCACCGCGAACCGGCCGATCGGGTACTCCTACAGCACCACCATCCCGACCACGCCGTTCCAGATCACGGCTCCGGTGACGACTCCGACCAGGACGTTCGTCCGTGACTTGGGCGTAATCAATCTCACCCAGGGGAAAGCGATGACGCAGGCGGCTGCGGCTGCGGCCGGCGTCTACTCGCTCTCCGGGGGCACCTACACGTTCCACACTGACGACGCCGGCGACTCCGTGATGATCAACTACAGCGCGACGATCACGGCGGTCGATGGCTCCACTGCCACAGTCATCAAGCCGGGCTCGGGCCTGGCGGCGCCCAAGTACGGGCTCCATGTCTACAAGACGCTCGCCGGCAAATCCTGGGGCATCTACATCCCTGCGGCGCGCATTCCCAAGCTGGGCGGAAGCTTCAAGCGCGACGGCTGGTCGGAGGTAACGATCGACTGGAAGGCCACCCTCGACGCCACCAACAACCTCGCTTACAGCTACATGCCGGAGTAACGGATGATCGAGATCGGGGGAGTCTCCTACGAGTTCCCGGCGGAGATCGGGGCGGACGTGCTCGAGGACTGCGAGGAGGAAATCAACCTCCTATTCGAGCTGCCGGAGCGTCCGCACAGCATTCCGCTCGGCAAGCACGCGAGGGCGATCCGAGTGCTCACGGCCCGCGCCATGGCGCCGCTCGGGGTCAAGGACGAGGACGTGAAGAAGGCGCTCGGGACCGTGCCCAAGCTCCTGGCAGTAGTACCGCAGCTCGTCAAGGCGCTGGGCTTCGATACGGTGGCGGCCACACCGGGGGAAGCGGCCGGCCCTCCCGCATCGACCTCGGAGTGATGATCCGTGCGCTCATGGACGGGACGGGCCTGACGTATGATGACGTTCGACGCATGACCTGCCGGCAATTCTGGCGTCGGATGAACGCCAGGAACCGGTGGGAGATGCGCAAGGCAGGGAAGGAGGATGAAGGGTCGGAGGAGATGACGCCGCAGGACTTCGCGCAGTTCCGGGGTGGGCTCAAGGGGAAAGCGTAAATGGCCGTTGGCGCTACATCGCTTCGTTTCGTGGTCGAGATCGCAGCGGACCAGGCGACGGAAGGTCTTCGCGCCATCCAGGTCGCAGCCAACCAGGCCGGGGTCAGCATCAAGCAGTCGCTGACCGGTGTGGGTACGGCGGCACAGAGAGCGAACAGCGGGCTTCTCGATCTGCGCCGCGGGATGGGACAGGGCCGGCAGGCCGCCCTGTTCTTCGGTCGCGCCCTCGGAGACCTTGCTCCCGCCGGAAGTGCAGCACAGGCAGCGATTTCGGGAATCGGTGGCGCCCTGTTCGCGACGACGGCCGCGATGTCGGGCTTGCTCCTGGCGATGGAGGGCCTCCGGTTCGCGATCAATTACTTCCAGCAGCTCGAGAAGGAGGCAAAAGCGGCTGCGGCCGCAGTGGTCACGGCAGAGAGAACCCTTCGATCCGAAGCCGCCGAGACGGCCGCGGTTCAAGCTGAGGCGCGCGGGGACAAGCTCCTAGCCGCGCAAATTCGGGCGCGCGCTGAGTTGAATCGCCTCAACGAAGACGCGGCGCGGCTCGAGAAAGATCTGTCCGCCGCGAAAGAAGAATTGGCGGATCGCACGGATGACATGATCCGTGTTCTTCCGAAGGAGGAAGCGCTCGAGAACCGCATCAAGAGCCTTACGGCCGAACTCGCCACCGTCGAAACGAAGCGGGTTCGAGTCGCCGCAGAGCTGGGGATCAAGATCCGCGAGCTGACCGAGGGCCTCGCGGAATACAACAAAGAATTGGGGAAGTCCATCGGTCTCAATAAGGAACTGGAGATCATCCAGCGACCCGGAGATGGAAACTTTCGACGTGGATTCCTTGGTGAGACTCAACTCAAACAGGCCGCCGCAGTCACGAATGTTCCGGAGATCATCAACATCCAGCGGTTTCTCGACGACCTCAAGGCCGCCGATGATGCGGCAAAGGAAACCGCAGAGCGCATCCAAAAGACGTGGCAGGCAGCGGCCCTCGCGATAGCGGATACGTGGACGCAGGCGTTTGCAGTCATGGTATCCGGTCAAGGCAATGCGGCCGTGGCCATGCTCAGGGCCATCATTCAGAGCATCCGGGTTGCGGCGCAAGCCTACATCGTCCAAGCCCAACTCCAAGCGGCTGCCACGAATGCTTGGAACCCGGTGGCGGCGCTCGCGGCCGTCAGCATCATTACCGGGATCATGGAAGGGCTGGTGGCCCGAATCCCGGCCCGAGCCATGGGCGGCCCAGTCCGTCCAGACCAACCCTATGTGGTCGGCGAGCGCGGCCCGGAGCTCATGGTGCCCAACCGGACCGGGACCATCGTCCCGAATGATGCCCTCGGTTCCACGACGTTCAACATCTACGCCCTAGATGCGGCCTCGTTCGAGGGCTTCCTCCGTAGGCGAGGCCGGACCCTGGCGCGAGGGATGCGCGACGCGACGCGGCGGAGGCTCACGTGAGTAGCAACGTCTTCCCCACCCTGCCCGGCCAGATCATCGTGGAGCGCTCCCCGTCCTATGTGTCCACTATCCACCAGACGGTCTCGGGGCTCGAGCAGCGGACCTCCTGGCGCACGAATCCCGTGTGGCACTACCGGATCACGGAGACAGTCCGGCAAGGGACAGCCGCGCCGAGCCCCTGGGGCGCCTACAACGAACACTCCATCCTGGTGAAGTGGATCGATGACCACAAGGGCGCGTGGGATTCCTTCCTGCTGGTGGACCCGATCAACGTGGTTTCGAGCGGGACGATCCCGGGGACCCCGTACCAGGTCACCGTCAGCTCGACCGGACTCGCCTTCGCCTCGACGGTGGGCGTCACCATCGCCGGAGTCGCGGCCACCCTGGACACGAATCCTCCGGACCCCGGGCAGTACTACAACTCCGGCTCGACGTTCACCTTCAACAGCACCGATGCCACCAAGGCGTATACGATCACCTGGAGCGGGCACCGCCGGGTTCGCTTCGTAGAGGACACGCTCACCTTTGGACGGGTCGTTACCGGCTGGTGGTCCTGCGAGGCCAAATTCGTGAGCGTGACCGCATGAAGACGAGCAGCGCCGCGCTCGATGCCGTCCTGTACGCGGAAAACATCCACCGCGTCGCGAACCTGTATACCTTCACCTTCGCGGCCGGGACGAAGTACTGGACCACGGCGGACGCGGACGTGATCTACGGCGGGCATACCTTCGACTGTGATGAAGTGATCATCGCGGAGGAGCCGACCATCTCCACCGGCTCGAGCGAGGTCGATACCTGTGATCTTGCCTTCGCCCCCGGGGACACCACGCTGGGCGGGCTGACATACAAGGCCATGGCCATGCGGCACCTGTTCGACCGGGTGCCCGTGCTCATCCAGCGGGTCTACTACGAGCAAGACGGGGACATCGCCGGGGCCGTGCATCTGTTCGATGGCTGGATCGAGGATGCCGAGGCCGGTTCGACGCTCATCCGGCTAACGCTCAAGAGCCTAGCCGCGAGGCTCGAGGCACCATTACCACGTCGCATCGTTCATCCGATGTGCCCGTATCAGGTTTACGAGGCAAATACTTGCAAGGTGACGAAGGCCACCTGGACGCACTCGCGCACGGTGGCCTCGGGCTCGACGACCACGCTCGTCAAGCTCTCGTCGAGTAGCACGAACGCCAACGCGGGCGGCTGGTTGGAATTTACATCCGGCGCGCTCTCGGGCACCAAGATGACGATCCTGTCCGTATCCGGGGTGGATTGCACGCTCGCCGTACCGCTTCCGAGCGCTCCCGTCACGGGCGTGGGGGTGAACGTGGTCAAGGGCTGCGATCACACCCGGACCGCCTGTAACGCCTTCTCGAACATCGCCCGCTTCGGTGGCTTCCCGGATTCCCCGCCTCCCGAGAGTGCCGCATGAGCTGGTGGACCCTTCCGGACAGACCGAAGAATGTCGCTCCGACGATCATCGGTCCGACGCTCGCCGGACTGACGCTCGCCGGCTACTCAAGGCCGCTTCCGCTGGCCTATGGAACGGTTCGGTGCCCTAGCATCGTAGTCCTCTACCGGGATCGGGCAGCGGATTCCGTTCATATCCGCAGTCAGGTCGGCGCGGCCGCATGGGTTCTAGCCCAGGGCAACGTGGCCGCAGCCATTTTCGCCCTCTGCGAAGCGCCTGCCCATTCCATCATCCGCGTTTGGTCCGATCGGGAGAAATTCGAGCTCGATACACTCTCGGATTTCACGGGCACGGACACTGACCCACTATTCGGAACGGCCAATGGGGTGGCCGTGATCGCGGAGACCTCGACGGCCTGGACATATCTCGTAGGCAAGCCGGCGGAGGGGCAGACCTTTGAAGGTACGGTCCACGTCTATAGTCAGAAGTGGACGCTTCGCGACGGCAAGATCCCGGCCATGTCGTTCGAAGTGGAGTCCCTATGCACCGGATCCACCCCATGGACCGTAGACGCAGATCCGAGCGAGGTGGTCAAGGACATGCTGACCCACGCGCGCCGCGGGCTCGGGCTCGCCGCTGCGGACGTGGATGTGGTCTACGGACCGGACGGGACGGCGGATTCTGGCTTCGCGCGGTACTGCAAGGCCATGAGCCTGGGCGTCTCGCGGCTCATTGATGAGCGCACGCCCACGATGGAGCTGCTCGAGGAGTTGCTACAGGCGTGCAACTCGACCCTGGTCTGGTCCGAGGGCAAGGCGAAGGTGGTCCCGCTGGATACTCAGATCCGGACCGGGAACTCCGTCACCTACACGCCCCCGAATCAGGTGACGCCCACGCCGACGCAACCGGTCGTGCTGGACGAGGACGAGCTGCTCTTTGAGCCGGGCACGGACCCGGTGCGCGTCCGATCCACCCTCGATGCCGACGTGTTCAACGCCTGGCCAGTGAAGTTCCGGAGCCGGGAGAGCGATTATAACGAGGTCACGACCGAGTGGATCGAGCCGGCCGATGCCGCGGTGCGCGGCGTCCGCCGAGCAGCCACCACCGAAAACCGATGGATCTCCACCCAGGCGCACGCGCACAAACTTTCGACCTGGCTCGCGCAGCGGAGCATATATAGCCGCAATCGCTACTCTTTCACGGTCGGCCCGCGCTGGGCACTGCTCGAGGTCGGGGATCTGGTGGCGTTGACGGAGTCCAAGCTCGGGCTCTCCGCCGTCCAGGCCCGGATCTCGCTCATCGAGGACAACCCGGACGGCACCCGGAATATCGAGGCGATCGAGGAGCCGACGGGAACGAGCGCCGTGGTTGATCTGACGCCACAGACGGACGACGGCTACAACACGGCCGCCCTCGTCATGGCCGAGTCGTCCATCATCGATCATGTGCCACGCATCTACCGGCAGGATGCGCAGCCTACCGGGTTCGCAGTGGGCGATCTCTGGTACGACACGAACGACGGGAACAAGCTCTATCGGTACAATGGAAGTACCTGGGATGCGACGACCGTTGGATCCGGGGCCATTACGTCGAGTGCGGTTGACATCGGGAAGCTGACGACTTCCCTCTACGACCGGGACAACCTGTTTCCCAATCCGACTAGCGAGATCGCGCCTCCCGACGGGGCTGACTTGTCTTCCCCGGAATGGGCCGATCGGTACTATGCGGGGGCCGGCGCGTATAGTGGATCATACGTGCGTCGCATCGCCGCGGGTGGCTCAGATACGGGGAACGGGATCTGGATCCCCTGTTCGCCCGGAGCTAGGTTTTACGTCGAGGCGATGGTGCGCCGTACATCTGGAAGCGGATCCGGCGGCACGGTTGGAGTCAACTTCTATACCACTCTCGGAGACACCGGCTCGTACCTTGCTTCGCACCAGGCACCGAATGTCACATCATCTTCATGGACCAAGACTTCGATCGTGTCTGCGGTCGCGGGGACGACAGCCAATGCTGCCCTCCTCTACTGGTTTGCGAGGGCTAACGACACGGTGGAATTCGATGCCCTTTATGCGCGACGGGTGGTGACGAATCCCGTCATCGGTACGGCGGTCGTCTCGCAGGCCAACCTAACAGCCACGACATCTACGAACCTGTGGCCCAACGGCGACTCCGAGACGGAGCCGCCAACGGGAGCGACTGATGACGTACTCAACTCGGCAGAGTTCAAGTACCGAGCCACCGCGGCGGCTTACGGGGGCACTACCTACGGCCGCAGCGTGCCGAACGGGGAAAGCCTGTCCGTCGAGTACCCCGTGGCGCCCGGCTCCCTGGTGCGTTTCCGGGGTTTTCTCAAGTCTTCCGGTGCCGGGGCTACGCCCAAGATCGCGATCTCCTTCTACGACTCCAGCTCATGGACCGAGGTCACCTCCTACTCGACCACAAGCACTAACTGGATCTTCCCCGCGACGGGATCGGAGTTGTACGCCCTGGTTCCGGCGGGCACTGCCTGCGTGCGCTTCACGATCTCGGCCTCCGCGGGGACCGGGTACTTCGACCAGCTCGATGCGGACATTACTCCCTATTCCTCCGTCATTTCTGCATCGAAAAACTCTACCAGTTGGACCGCCGTGGGCGGCGCCTCGTGGTGGATTAAGTCCAGTAGTCATGCCATTGTCACGTGCACTATCGCCTACCAGAACGCTGCCACCAGCGCGGTCTGTTTCCGGCTCAACGGTCCAACCGGCATGATTCCGATCTGTCGCTGGCAACTCACGCAGGCGAATTTGCCCGGTGGAGAAATCGTGGAGTGGACCACCACGCTAGCGGCCGCGACCAGTAGCCTTACGTTGGGAGTAGAAACGCAGATCGTATTCCTCGACCTCAAAGCGTACGTGGCCATGGCCAGTACGTCCGGGGTAGTCCAGCTCGAATGGGCTGGGAGCGGATCCGGCACGGTCTCGGTATTGCGTGGCGTCTGTCACGTAGGCTCGGAACCATGAATTTCGACCCCACCTCCCGCAGCACCATCTCAGAGCATTTCACCTGGGCCGAGGCCACCGTTACGACCCAGCGGGATGCATCCGGGGCGATACTGGCTAACAATCCGGATCCGGAGTCGGCCCGCCGATTGGTACACACCTTCGCCTGCGGCATGGAATCTGTCCGCTCATTGTTCCACCGTCCGATCTCGGTCCACTCGGGATACCGAAGCCCACAGGTCAACGCCGCGGTTCGAGGCTCCATCAACAGCCAGCACATGCGCGGCGAGGCGTGCGACTTCCATGTACACGGATTCTCGATTCGCAAGGCGTTCGAGATCATCGCTCGGAGCAACGTCCGATATGACCAACTGCTCGAGGAAGGGACGTGGATCCATGTTTCGTTCCTGAGCGACGGAGTGCCCAGGCGAGATGCCCGGGTGCTTGGCACGGATGGCGTCCTGCATCCGTATGAAAGGGGCATCGCATGACTGGCTGGGACAAGCTGACGAATCGGGGCCGCTATACCGTGATCATCGTGGCGACGGTGGTTTGCGTCATCGTCCTGTTCGGGCTCCTCGCGGGATAGCCTATGGCCTCGAAACGCGAGGACTACAAGTCCCGGAAGCTGTGGATGTCCTGGGGCTGCATCTGGATCGTCACCGGCTACGGGGTGTTCGCTGCCTATGTGCCAGCGGCGGGCGGGCTCTACCCGACCCTTATCGGAGGCATCCTCGGGGCGGCCGGGATCTACGTAGCTGGGAACATCACAGAGAAGCGGCTCGTCCCGACTTCTGATGGGGGTGACAAGTGAGCCGGATCTGGGATGCGGTCCTGCGGTGGCTCCCAATCGTCCTGGTGGCCCTGTTCGTGTTCCTGTGGCTGGGTGTCCGAGACGAGCTGGCCCGCGAGAAGCATCTGTGGGAGCAGCGGGAGGAGGCCGCCCGGCTCGAGGCCCAGGGCTTCGTGGTGGCTTCATTCCAGCGGGAGCGCGACCTCAAGGACACGATCGACCGACTGGTAGCCGGCAATGTGGATCTGGCTGGGCAGCTCGACCGCGCCAAGGCCGAGGGTCTCGAGGTTCGCCGCGCCCTGCGACTCGCAACTGGACAGCTCACGGCCTCGGGAGCGGCGCGCCCGGCCCCGCCTCCAGGCGGCACCGCGACGGCCGAGGCCATTTCCTGCCTGCTGGCCGAGGGGGACCAAGGTCGGATCGACGTCGAGGCGGTAGAGCTAGAAGGCAAAGCCGGGTCGAGGGTGATCCTCGGGACGGCCTCCGCGTGGCGGGTGATCCCCCCACCCGCTACGCGGCTTTTTGCCGGGCCCTTCAAGGCCGAGGCGTCAGAAGTGGTCTCTGCGGAACCGCCGCGCGAGCGCCCGGGGGTAGGAGTGGGGCTCGGGGTCATGGCTACACGGGAAGGCTGGACGGTGGGGCCGGCGGTCGCGGCGCGGCCCCTGAGCATGGGTCCCCTGCGGCTAGATCTTACCGGTACCTTCGGGTTAGGCTCCGGGGGCGTCTGGACGGGAGGGGTCGTCGCAGTCGCCCGGCGGAAGTGATGGATGCTGCGGAAGCCGCGAAGGCCATAGCCGACTCAGGCGGTCATGCCGGGCCGCTCATCGCCCTGGCGGTGGTGCTGATGACCGGCGCCGCCGGCATGACCTTCCTCATCGTTAAGACGCTGAGCACCTACCACTCGGCGAAGCAGTGGGTGCTGACTTTGGTGAGCGAACATCTCCCAACGATGATCCGAAACAATCTACAGAATGGAGTCCGGGAGATGGTCGCCGCTGTCGTCGCGGACGCCATCAAGACGCATGAACGGGTCGAGCAGGAGCACTTGGTCAAGACGATCATCCCGACCGTGACCGGGTGCCGGGACGAGATCGAGCACAGGATGAAGCAGCACACCGACGAAGCCTTCCGCCGGCTTGACGAGCACGACCGGAGGCTGGGAATAGTGGAGGCCGATCTACTGGAGGCGATCCGGAAGGGGAAGAAGCGCTAGTCGTCGGTCGTCACCTTCACCACCCACAGGACCATGATCGTGATTCCCACGATCGCGCCGATGGCTATTCCGAATGCCGCGACCGTTTCTAGCCAGGTCATCGCTCCCCCTCCCCGCGCAGGACGGCATCCACCTGCTGAGCCACGTCGCGGTTGCAGCATCCCTCCGTGTGCGACCGCAGGAGGCGCAGCGCATCCCGCAGCCTCTCCACCTCTGCGCGGAGGCGGTCGATCTCCTCGTCACGCTCGCGCGCAAGGGCGTCGAGGGCGTTTGAACTGGCACACATGAAGACCCTGGTTCGCTTCCATTCCGGTGTCATCGTTCCTCCTCCCCTAGCGCCTCCGCGCCTTCCGGAGCATCTTCCGCAGCCTCTCCACCTCTGCGCGGAGGGCGGCGTTCTCCTTCGCGGTCTTGTTGTTGGCATGCCAAAGGAAATCGAACCCTCTCTGTATCTGCGCCTGCCCATTTCGGTAGCCGTCCCGCTCGCGCTCCGCGGCGTCGAGGGCGTCGAGGGCCTCGCGCAAGGCTTCGGCTGCTACGACGCCCGAGATCGGTTGTCCACCGCCCGCGCTCCAGGACTCCACGAAGCCCAGCAGCACCGCCTTCAGTTCCGGTGTCATCACTCCCCCTCCCCGCGCAGGGCGGCACAAAGCAGGTCCTCAAGAATGCGGTTCGCGGCGGCCCACGCGGCGTCCCACGCGGCGTCACTCGCGGCGGCCCACGCGGCGGCCCACGCGGCGGCACTCGCGGCGTCCCTCGCGGCGGCCCACGCGGCGGCCCACGCGGCGTCCCTCGCGGCGGCCCACGTGGCGTCGCTCGCGGCGGCCCACGCGGCGGCCCTCGCGGCGTCCCTCGCGGCGGCCCTCGCCCTCCCCTCCATCCACGCGATCGTGGTCTCGATGGCCGCCCAAGACCGGGGATCGGGCTCACGTCCCGCGGCCCGCTCGGCGCGGAGCGCAGCCAAGGCCAACCCTAGGGCGTAGATGCGCAGGTCTCGCTCCACATCGGCCATCGCCAGCACGGTCCGCTCCGTCGCGCACGCCTTGTCCTTGCCCTCCATGATCTTCCCGGAGAGCCGGACCCGGCAGACGATCGGTCCGGGCGCATACGCGAGCGCGTCGAGGGCGTGGACGCTGGCATGGAGCCCTTGCTGGCACAGCACTGGTGGTCCGTCCACCGTCAGCGTCTCGCCCACCCGGACCACGCGGCCGTCGCCGTGCGGCAGTCGGACCTCGCCATCGGCGTCACGCTTCGCGAACCACCAGCCGTCAAGTGTCATCGCTCCCCCTCCCCGCGCAGGGCGCACGGCCACAACTCTGCCTGCGATCCTAGCGGCGCCTCTGCCTCCGGCATGTCCTCCGGCGCCAAGCGAAACGTCAGCAGGCCCCCCTTCGTCTCTCCAACCTCCCTGAATCCGATGCGCATCCACGTCCAGCCGTAGATGGGTCTGCCCCGGACTATGGTCGGCCTCACCTTCTCCCTGTTGATGAATGTCACTAGGCCGAGCGGCGGAGGCGCGCCCCATACATGCCGCGTGGCGGCGACGGCGTCCCGGATGAGATCGGAACTTCGCGCGGCTCCACCCTCCCGGCGGAACGCAGTACACATCCATGCTCCGGCCCAGGCATGGCGAACAAACGCGGCGAACGGCCAACTGCTTACCCAGAGCGCAGCGTCAGTCTTCAAGACGAGGCACCGACCCGGCGGAACGAACTGTGGACTGCCGACCTTCTGCCGGTTGTAGTGGCGGTTCGCGATGGCGCGAGCCTCCGGATCCGCACGATGCGACAGGCGCCAGTGCATGTCCTAGAGTCCCAGACAGGAATTGATGGCGACGACAGTCAGCCACGCGGCGATTAGACAGGCGATGTCGAGCCATATTCGACGCGGCGTCATCGCTTCCCCTCCCTGCGCAAGGCGGCGCGGGCCTTCTCGACTTTCTGGATCCGGCGGCTCTTTCGCTGGTAGACGCGGAGCTTGTGCGAGGTCATTCGCCACTCGCCTTCCTGAGGACGGCCCAGGCGGTCCTATGCCACGAGCATTTCTCTCCATATCGGCAATCCTCGGTGAGCATCCTCTCCAATTCCCGGTACATATCCGGCGCGGCGGAGATCAGGGCGGCGTTGGCTTGCATCGAAGTCCAGTCGGGCGAACGGCCCCCGAGCACGCTGGTACCGTGCGCCGTACAGATGAGACGATATGGCGGCGACGCTTCCTGGATCTCCACCTTCAATTCATGCTCCTCGCCGCGCTGCCACGGTCCCGGCGTCCACTTCAGCTCGCTCATCCCCTGGCCTCCTGCCGCTCCGCTTCCGCCAGAATGATGTGCTTCTCGAGCGACTCCAACTCATGCAGCGTCAGAAGCACCTCCTGCTCTACCGGAAAGGTGCGGCCGATCACCTTCGCCAGCACGTCGCGGAGGTGCTCGGCTCCGTGATTCCGGGTGACCCACTCCAGGGCCTCCCACTTACGCTTCACCGGGTCCCGCTGGACGGCGCGGCGCATGGTCTCGCCCACCTTCTCCGGGGCCTTGGCTGGGCGCCGTTCGTGATGGGCGGCCTGGCCGTCATCGTCCTCATCCGCGGGGGCCACGCCGGCAAGGGCCAGGAGCCCGTACCGTCGGGCGTAGCTGATGGCGCTTCCGAGCTTCTGAGGCGCCGTGGTCTCAGCCTCGACGGACAGCGAGGATTCGATCCACTGGCCGGACGAGTGCATGAGCCGCGTGACCACGGTCACCATCTGGGCTTCGGCGGAGGCGGACTGCACGACGGCGATCCCCTGCTTCGCCAGCGCCGGCCGGACGGCCTCTAGCACCGTGGCGAGGTCGGCGTAGTCGTAGGAGTAGCTCCCCGCCTTGGCCGTCTTGTCCTTGCCGATGGGCGGGTAGGTGGCCTGCGCCGCGGCCAGCGCCGTGGCGAGTTCGTTGATCTGCTCTGAGGTTCTCATCGTTCCCCCTACACCTTGAGTTGCCGCATCGTGTAGTACAGCGTCAGCAGCGCCACAAAGCACGCCCATCCGACATCCAGATCCTTCTCCGAGATCCGGTGATGGTGAAATCCGTCCGTCATCCCAACGATGTGGACGGAGCGGAGCTTGAGATCCGGGTGTGCCTTGTTCCACAGGTAGCGGTACGCGGCCACCTGGATCACCTGTTCCTTGTAGAGCGTCCGGCTCTTGAGGTCGAGAAGCCCCGGCTCTCCGTGGAGCGTGCCGACCACGTCGATGCGGCCACCAAAGCGGAGTTCGGCGTCTACGATGGCCACCTCCGCCTCAAGCGGGAAGAAGGCGTTTCCCTGGAGCCAGGTCTGGAACTCCTGGAACCGCTCCTTGCCGCCGCGGACCACGTCCAGGGACAGCCCGTCGAGGGAGGGCGGGGGCCCGTTCGTGATGTACGCTTCCGCGAGTGCGTGCCCGAGGGTGCCGGCGTCAGCCGCCTTGGCGCGTTCATCGCGGTAGTCCCGGCCCTCGAGCCCGAGTCGCCAAGCCCAATGGATTAGAGCCGGCTTCGCCAGTTGGCCCGTGATGGTAGTGACACCTGGAACTCGCTCTCCTTCCACTAGATACGGCTGACGCTCAGCCATCACGCTCCCCCTTGCCTGCCTTGTCCATCCTTCGCCTTGCCCCGCCTCACCGTGCCCCGCCAACCCTTGCTCAGCCGCGCTCAGCCTGGCCTGCCTTGCCCCGCCCCGCCGGTCTGCGCCCGACCTCGCCCTGCCTGCCTTGTCCTCGCATCTCCGCGCCAGGCCACCCCGGGCCACGCCGTGCTGCGCCGTGCCGTGCCGCGCCTGCCTTGTCCGTGCCTAACCAAACCATGCCCAGGCGAGCCTTGCCCTGCCTGCCTTGCTGCCTTGCCTGCCCTGCCTACCTTCTCCTCCGTTTCGCCATCGCCTTCGCTCGCTCCACCGCCTGCCGCACTCGGGCCAGCTCCCTCAGGTCCCGATACTTCATGCCTAGCCGCTCATACTCCAAGAGCGCCTGCTCGAGAAACGAGATGCGCAGCGACTTGCGCGACAGGACCAGCGGGAGCGGCACGTATCCCTCTTTTCTCCGTGTGATCATCGGGGAGACGTACAACTGCCGTTCCTTGCCGTCCGGGTAGATGATCTCGACCTCCGTTATCAGCTCGCGCGCCTGCCAGAGTCGATAGAGTTGGCCTGCCTTGGTATCGTCCCAGGTCAGGCGCGAGTGGATCGCGCTCTCCGGGTGCTTCGCGGCCCAGGCGACCACCACGTCGGGACGGAGCCCGCCGTGGCGGCTGTAAATTTCCTCGAGCTCCGCTGCGACCGTCGATACCATCTGCGGTGCCGTGACCATGCGCCTAGCCCTTCACCAACGCGAGTCGGAAGGTGCCCCAGCCCATGCCCGTCGAGTCCTTGGAGTCGGGCCGCCCGGCCCCGATGCCTACCTGGGCTCCCATGCGCATGAGTAGGTTCGACACGTCCTCGACCGTGAACTGGTCGGCGTCGAACTGCACCTGCACGACGGCCTCCCACCCCTCGTCCCACATCGGCCGAGGCCGGATGTCGGCCACCCCGGTCTCGTTCCGCACCGCGAAGTCCGTCCGCTTCGGCTTGCCCTTGGTGATCTTGATGAGCGGAGTGATCCCGAAGCGGTCCCGCTCGTAGCCGTCCGCCAGGACGAAGATCGACAGCTTCGCCAGGGTCATCGGGAACCCGAGCAGGCGGCAGGTCGAAATCAGCCCCGCGCGAAATGCGCTCGCTGGCATTCCCTCCCATCCCTCGTCCGAGAAGTGCGTGGCTTCCTTGACGCACAGGTCGAAGTCTTTCGCCTCGCGCTTGGACTTCTTCTGCGCCGTGGATCCGGCCGCGTGCTTGGAAGCGATCCCCTCGAGGGCCCGCTGCGAGAACTTGTTCTGGACGTACGGCGCCGTCCCGATGATCTTGAACTTGGCCGTCTGAAGATTCGGGGGACTGATCGCCACCTTTGCCTTCGCTGCGAATGCCATTTGCGTGCCTCCGTTGGTTGTGTGAAACCCTTCACTCCTCGCTCTCGGCTGCGGCCTCGACGGCTGACCGGTAGATCCTGCGCTCCACCGCATTCCACGCCGGGTCTCCGTGCAGGGCCGCCAGCACGTCGGGACGTGGACGGGGAGGGAAGTCGTCCGCGGTCACCCGGACGATGTCCACCTCCAGCGGCTCCTCGGGCCAGCAGCACTCCGGCGGGCCATAGAGGTAACCGGGCATGCCCGGCGCGACCTCACAGATGGCGATGAGGTCCTCGCCGGTCTCCGGGTGCGTGAAGGAGACCTCGACCCTCACGGCCGCACCCCGGTCCCCTCGCAGCGCGGGCAGGAATGATCGTTCGAGAGCCTCGCCCTCCCCGCGCACCACTCGCAGGGCACCGCCTCGCGGCGGAGTACGAATTCCGCCCCCGCACCGCCGCCCACGATAAGCGACTCACCGGGCCGCAGCGCGCCGATGATATGGCACGTCTCTATGTCGAACGTCTCCCGGTTATCCGACAGGAACTCCGCCAGGTCCACCGGCTGCCCGTCCAGCGTCCATTCGGTCTGGTTCATGCCAGAGACCCTAGCAGCCACCCCCGACCCCTGTCAAGTATTGTTGCGGGGACTCTGCTTGACACGGCGCCCCCGGCGGCATATCGTGCGTGCCATGGCGAAACGGGAACACTTGGGCGTCCGGCTCCACCGGCTGCGGCTCGAACGGGGCCTCACCATGGAAGTACTTGCCAAGCGCGCCGGCTTGACGCGGCAGGCCATCTCCCAGATCGAGCGCTCCGGGGGGGCGAAAGCGTCAACGATCTTGCCGCTCGCCAAGGCGCTGGGCGTCACGGTTGGGGACCTGCTGCTGTAATGATGGGGAGCGATGACACCGAAACGGAACGTTACGACGCGCAACCGCGAAATGACGGACTTCCTGCGATGCCTGCGCCTGATGGGCGCGTGCCCCGAGTGGATCGCCCTGGTGCGCCGGTACCCGACACCGGCCCGCTGGTGGGCCGCGTCCCGGCGCGGGGACCACATGCTGTGGCTTGCGGCGCGCGTCGGCGTGAGGCGGCAGGATCTGGTGCTAGCGGCATGCGCGTGCGCCCGGCTAGTTCTACCGCACGTCAAGGCAGGTGAGGATCGGCCGCTCCAGGCCATCAGGACGGCAGAGAGATGGGCCCGCGGTGAGCCGGGCGTCCCGCCGCCGCCTACGCCGCCGACGCCGCCGCCGCCGCCGCCGACCGCCGACATCGATGCTGTCCGAGCGCGTACCTTGCGTAAGTGCGCCCGGCTCGTTCGGAGCCTGATCTCGTGGACCGCGCTCCGCGCCGCCCTGGCCGGGACGCGCCGCGATAGTCGCTAGAGGAGGATGCCATGTCCGTGCGGCTGTGGATCTCCTTCGCCATCTGGTGCGCCTGGTGCGCCTTCCTTCTGTTCGTGGCCCTGGCCCTGTTCTCTTGCAGCCTTGCGCCAACCGAAGCCGATAATGCTCAGGCTCCAGCTGAGTCCACCCGCCGATGGGAAAGGCAGGACTCGCGATCAGGTCTGAGAACGGATCGGGCTAGCGACTCGCCGCCGCCCCGAGGGGTGCAAGAGGGCGGCACTCTTGCGCCGTCCCAAAATACTCACAGTCGGGACGCTGGAGAAATTCGGACCACTCTGCCGGGTAGTGGGGCGCGAAACCCGGCAACCCTCGACTCGTTGGCCACACGCCACGGAGCGACTCTCCATAGTGCGTGGAAGCCCCTGGCTAGTCTAAGTCGGCACTCGTCAGCCGGCGGGGGGCAACCGGACTCGGCCGAACCCGGCGAGGGGGGTGGAAAGCCCCCCAACATCCTCCACCAACTCGACGCCCTCGCTTCCCGCGCCTCCGCTTTGGAGGCCGGGGAGTACGGGTGCCGGCCAGCGGCTCAGCGATTCCTAGCCGCGGAGGACGGCCTAGCACTGGCACGGACACGCGCCGAGAAGCGCCGGGCCGTGGCAGAGTGGATCGATGCGAGGCACGGACTCAGGGGGGCCGTCCGGTGAGGCACGATCCCGCCGTTACGAACGCGCTCGGCGCCCTCCTCCTGGAGCGCCACCAGGGCAACGCCCACGCGGCCACGGGTGAGGTGCTCCGGCAGGAGTTGCAGGCCGCGGGGCTGAGCCTGCACCTGCGCCGGGTAGGCGAGTCGGTGGAGGCCCTCATCGAGCAGGGCTGGCCCATCGCGTCCCTGTCCCGGCTCGGCTACTGGATCGCCCGGGAGCCGGAGGAGCTCGAGGCCGCGCTGTTCGAGGTGGAGCGCCGGGCGAAGGCATCGCTGCGGCGCAGGAGATTGCTGCGGAGGCAGATCGCGGAGCTGCGCGGGCAGGTGAGGATGCGCTACGCAGGAGAGGGGGAGTGATGATACTGCGCAAAGAACTTGAGACGCTGACGGAGGAGTCGGCGGCCTTCGCTAACCGGGTCGGGTGCCCAGGCGGCCTCGGTGCGGCCATAAGCGATGCGCGCCGTGCGGCACGAACTGGCTGTAAGGTCGAGGTCGCCCTGATGCGACTCGTGGAAGAAGTCGAGGAATGGCTGAACGAAGTGGAGCCGTCACCCTTGAGCGGATCGCTGGCGAGGGCCCGCGCCCTCCTGCGCGGGAAGGGGGAGCGGCCGTGAACCTCAAGCCGACGCGCGTCGAGGAGTCGTTCACGGTGGGCGACGCCAGCGGATACCGCTTCGACGTGGTGGCATGCCTCGATCCGGAGTGGGGTTGGTCCGCCTCCGTGACCATCGCGTCTCACGGGTTCAAGACCAGCGAGGCGGCGGTTGAGGCGCTCCGTAACGGAGCCGAGCACTTCGTGCGCCTCCTAAACGAGACGAAGGGGACGCAGTGACGCGGGCGAGCCGAAAGTCGCACGGGCGGCCGTGCATCGCCTGCGGGCGTCGCACCTACACGCCCTCGGGACTCTGCCCCGACTGCGGGGCCCTACCGCCTCCGGACCGGATGCCGGAGTCCTTTCTACAGGCATGCGCCGAGGAGCTACTCCGCAGGCACCAGGCCCGGGGGAAGCTGCTCGAGCGCCTCGGGATCCGGGGGGCCGCGTGACGGCGCCGCTCCACATCATCAGCCTCGGCGCCGGGGTGCAGTCGTCCACCATGGCGCTCATGGCGGCCAAGGGTGAGATCGAACCGATGCCGCTCGCGGCCATCTTCGCAGACACGCAGGCTGAGCCCGCGAGCGTGTATCGCTGGCTGGACTGGCTGGAGGGACAACTGCCGTTCCCGGTCTACCGCGTTACGAATGGCAGCCTAGCCGCCGACTCCACGCGACTGCGGACATCGAAGCGAGGCCACGTCTACGTGAGGACGACGGTTCCAGCGTTCGTCGCGTTCGATTCGGGCAGTGACGGGATGCTCTGGCGGAAATGTACGCAGGAGTTCAAGCTCGTCCCGCTGCGCCGCAAGGTTCGGGAGTTGATGCGGGCGCACGGCGCCAAGGCTGTCGTGCAGTGGGTGGGGATCTCGCTGGACGAAGCGCACCGCATGAAGGACGCGCGGGAGAAGTACCTCGAAACGCGGTGGCCTCTCATCGAGGCAAAGATGCGCCGGTCGGACTGCCTCCTCTGGATGCAGCGCCACGGCTACCCGATGCCTCCGCGTTCTGCCTGTACCTTCTGCCCGTACCACTCAGACGCCGAGTGGCAACGACTCAGGACCGCAGAGCCCGAGGGGTTCGCGCAGGCGGTCCAGTTTGAACGGGACTTGCAGGCGGCGGCGGCGGCGCAATGCGAGACCACCAAGAGCGTTCCGTGGCTCCACCGCAGCATGCGTCCGCTGGATACGGTTGAGTTCACGGACTCACGGCAGATCGATATGTTCGGTAACGAATGCGAGGGCATGTGCGGAGTCTGAGCGAAGTGGACTGCGTAGCCCGGCGCATCGGCCGTCCCGGCGAGGGCTACGGCACCTGCGGCCTGCCAGCTCGGGGCGAGGACGCGGACGGCCGCCCTCTGTGCGCGAAGCACCTGCGGGTCCTGACGAGCAGGGGAGCACCGGTGCGGTACTGGAGCGGCTACACGCCGCACGCGAGAACGCGACCGTGAAACCCAAGAGCGATGTGGAGGCGTGGCGCCAGTGGTTCGAGGAGAACGTGCAGCCAAGCCTCGACGCTCGGCCCGTCCTAGATCCGCCGTGCCCCTGTTGCGGGAGCAGCTACGGGGAGGAGGGCGCCACCTGCGGTTACTGCTTCATCTGCCATGGCAGGGATCACTGTGGGTGTGACGAACATGCGAGGGGGCGTCGCAGCGGGCGCACGAGGCCGCCCTGCGCGAGCAGACGGAGAGGGGGTAGCTCATGAAGAAGAGCAACTGGGCCGTGCGGTACTGGAGCGGCTACACGCCGCACGCGAGGACGCGATCGTGAAACCAACCATCGGACGCATTGTCCGCTTCACCGGGAACGCGGGGAACGCAACAGGCTGCACATTCGCCGCGCTCATCACCTACGTCGAGGGAGACAGGGCGAATCTGTGCGTTTTCGCCCAACACGGCTTGGGCGCGCGCCCCTTCGAGTTCTTGCTGGCCGTGCCCTTCTCTGACACGCCGCAACCGGGACACTGGTCCTGGCCGCCTAGGAGCGACTGAATTGATCCGCTTCGTGGCCCCGGGCAACCCGATCCCCAAGGAACGCCCCCGGCTCGGGCGCCGCGTCTACACGCCCGCCCGCACACGCAAGGCCGAGGAGGACCTCCGGTTCTGGGCCCGCAACGTGACCGCAACGAAAGCGACAGGACCGATCAAGGTCTCGCTCTCGTTCTACCGCGCGACCGCCGCCCCGGTGGACATCGACAATCTCGCCAAGCTGGTCCTCGACGCGCTCAACGGGATCTGCTGGCAGGACGACCGGCAGATCGTGATGCTCTCGCTGCTCAAGGCGGTGGACCGGGAGAACCCCCGGACCGAGGTGGAGATCGAGGAGGCGTACAGCGATGGCGCATGAATGCCCCGACTGCGGAATGCAGTGCTACTGCGGCGGTGACTGCGACGACTGCTGCAACAACTTCCCCGAGGACGTGGAGGCGTGTCGGCATTGTCCCGAGGATGGTGGCGACGAGGTGGAGATCGATGAGGTAGAGGGGTGACCTGGCGAATTCTGGAGGGCGACTGCCGCGAGGTCCTCCGCACCCTGCCGGCGGAGTCGGCGCAGGCGTGCATCACGTCTCCGCCGTACTGGGGCCTGCGGGATTACGGGCACGCGGGGCAGCTCGGGCTCGAGCAGACGCCGGAGGAGTACGTCTCGCGCATGATGGAAGTGTTCCGCGATGTGCGGCGGGTGCTACGGCCGGATGGGACGCTGTGGCTCAACCTAGGAGATTCCTACGCGGCGACGACGAAGGGTTCCGATGGGCTCAATGGAACGATCGGGAACGGGGCTGGCCAGGGGACAAACGCCGGAAGTTTGTACGCTCCGCGCCGACTCGATCTAACCGGTGGCCTCAAGCCGAAAGACCTCGTCGGGATCCCCTGGCGCGTGGCCTTCGCGCTCCAGGCGGACGGGTGGTGGCTCCGCTCCGACATCGTGTGGGCGAAGCCTAACCCGATGCCGGAGAGCGTGACCGACCGTCCGACGAAGGCGCATGAGTACCTGTTCCTGCTCGCTAAGTCGGAACGGTACTTCTACGATGCGGACGCAGTCAAGGAGGCGGCGAACACCGCAGGCCTGCGAAACCTCGGTTTCGGACCTGAACGCGCCATCGCGATGGGCCGATTGCCATCTGTGAATGAGGCAACCGGAGGCAGGGACGCGATCCGTCCAAGCTTCCGCAACCGCCGCTCCGTCTGGACGATCTCCACCAAGCCGTTCTCCGGCGCCCACTTCGCGGTGATGCCGTGGGATCTGGTGGAACCCTGCATACTTGCCGGGACGAGCGAGCGCGGCGGGTGCGCGAAGTGCGGGGCCCCGTGGGAGCGTGAGGTTGAGCGTGTGGGAGGGCCTCCCAGGGGCGACCACAGGAAAAACGGGCACGACATGGATTGCAAGACGGCCCACCCCACGGGCACCGTCGCCGGTTCCGCGCTGTCTGAGATTTACCGGAAGCACGGATACGCTGTGCGCACGACGACAGGATGGAAGCCATCATGCTCATGCGGCGCCGGGCCTGTACCGCAACTCGTCCTAGACCCCTTCGCCGGCTCCGGCACGGTCGGGATGGTCGCGCGACGGCACGGCCGGGAGTTCATCGGCATCGAGCTGAATCCCGTCTATGCGGCGATGGCGCGAGAGCGGATCGTAGGGGATGCGCCACTCTTGAACGTCGCGAGGCTACCGTGAGGCGAGCCATGCGAGACCTGACGGACCTGGGCTGGATCCTGGTGGCCCTGGCGGTGGTGGCCGTGTTCCTGGTCCGGGACCGGATCCGGTGGGGGCGATGGTGAGGCCGCTACCGCGTGAGAAGCAACCAACTCCGTACCTGGAGAAACGATGAAGGAGGATTAGTGGCGCGCGAAAGATTGGCTCCGACGCTTCAAGCATTTGCAGAGGCGGACTGGAACTTCATGGCAACGTCAGTGGGATCATCGGAGACTCTCATCGGTAGAGAGTACGCGAAGGCCGAGGAAGCGGCGTGGAGGATGGCGACCAAGGAACTGAAAGCCCTGCTTGCGGTGACAGCCGCGGCTCGGGCGGCGAGCTGGCATGACTGTTCCGGGCTCGCAATATGCGAAAGGTGCCGGCGACTCGACCGGAGCCTGTCGCGTCTTGAGCGATTAGTGCGGCGGGGTTCGAGAGTTTGACACGGGCGCACATGCGGCTTGAGGCTGCCCTGGCCCGCTGGCGCGAGGCGAAGCGATGAAGGGGGAGCGATGACACCGGAACGGAAGGCGGTGCTGGGAGGGGGAGCGATGAGGACGAAGCGAACGAGCGTAGTGGTCTGGTGCGGAGAGTGCGGCGAGAGCCACCGCACCTGTGAATCGATCGCTCAGAAGATCGTAGGCATGGCACGCATGACGAGGAGCAATTACCTGGCCATCGCCTGCCCAGACTGCGAAATGGGCCCCGTTCTGTGTCGAGAGCGCAAACGCCAGCACGGAACGGGCGTCTGCGTTCACGTGCTGTGTGTCGCCTGCGGTTACGAGGGCAGCGCCGCCCTGCGCGGGGAGGGAGAGCGATGACACTTGACGGCTGGTGGTTCTCGAAGCGCGACCCGGACGGCGAGGTCCGTCTGCCGAACGGCGACGGCCGCGTGGTTCGGGTGGGCGAGACGCTGACGGTGGACGGACCACCAGTGCTGTGTGAGCGCGGACTGCACGCGAGCGTCCGGGCGCTCGATGCGCTCAGTTACGCCCCTGGGTCCATCGTCTGCCGGGTCCGGCTCTCCGGGAAGATCATGGAGGGCAAGGACAAGGCATGCGCGACCGAGCGGACCGTGCTAGCGATGGCCGACGTGGAGCGAGACCTACGCATCTACGCCCTAGGGTTGGCCTTGGCTGCGCTCCGCGCCAAGCGGGCCGCGGGACGTGAGCCAGATCCCCGATCCTGGGCGGTCACCGATGCCA